ATAGCTGGCAAATTGTTTTTTCTTTGCTCAATCATTTTAGATTGTTGCGTGTTTCCTTCAGCTATTCTTTGAGACTTACCTTCTTCTTTCTTTTTTTCTCTCATATCTACCTGCTGTTGCTCCATACCTCGTAATTGCATGTTGTAGTTAAATTCAACATCCATTAGTCTTCTTTTTAAATCAGCCTCGTTAGTTTGTTTTTCAATTTCAAAAGCAATTTCTGCTTTTTTAATTTGAATCTTAGCTTGTAATTCAGCCTGAGTTTGTTGCATTTTAGCCTGAGCCGCCTGCTTCTGAATAGCCTGTTGCTGTTGACCTTGCATAGCCTGCTTTTGCATTTCAGCCTCTTTCTTTTCGGCAGCACTTTGTTTACGCTTAACTTTTAATAATTGATTAGCCATTTTTAAATTATTAATAGTTCTAATATCAATAGCGTCTTCCAAATCAATTCCGCCCATTTTTAATGCTACCTGAATATTAGCCTCTAACTGAGCTTTTTCTTCTTCATCAGGACTCATTTCAATAAACACACCAAAGTCATATAAATATAAATTTTTAATTTCTTCTATAATTCCTAAATTATATTTACCAATTTGCATAGCAAATTCATCTTTAAAGTCAGCGTATTCTAACACATCCGCAGTCCTTATTGAAAGAGCTTCAGCTAAAGTTCTGGTTATATATAAACTTGAATTAAGAATGTGTCTGGTAGCTACATTAGAATTTAACGCTGCTAACTTCTGAACACCCACTAAAGAGTTAGGGTCAGGAGTAGAAGCATCCCTGGCTTCATTTAATCCAGTTACTTGCCTTATCATTCCTAAATAGTGATTATAATTACCTATAAGCATTTGCATCTTACTACTACCACTATTAGATGTTAACTGAGTAATTGGAACTTTTGCATTATTATATTCTCCGTCTTGAGTATAACTTCTACCCACTACACTACCTGTTTGAAAGTATAATCGTAAAGCATCTGAAGGATCATAAGCATTACCCGTTCCTAAATCTACCTCACTTAATCCGTCAGCATCAATAAATACCCCGTCAGGAACTACCTTAGAAACAACTTGTTGTAATTTTAAATGACTTATTTGAATTAAATCTGCAAAAGGAATCATTCTTTTAACTAAAGAATCTAAAATACCTTTATACATTCTTGGAGCGCACGCTACATAGTTAGACATGGCATGTTGATTGGCAGAATTAGGACGGACCATATTCTCCATCATTTCCCACTTAAGAAGCATATTGCTTCCCATTACCATAACCCCATCATACCATACGTCAATTCTTTTTTCTACTCTTTCAAAATTACCCTCCTCCATCATTTCTTCTGGAGGGTTAAATTGATCATCTTTTTCTACTGTTTTAAAAGTTCCTTCTGCAGTTTGTTTTTTCTTATAAACAAAACTATTAGTAGTTTTATAATTAAAAAACAACAATGTACAAGTGTCTCTTGCAAACATACTATTCTCATAAATAGCAGCTGTATTATAGTAATCATACCAAGCTTGACTATATTTTGATATTTCCTCTAAATCTTCTGTTGTTAAATCTGGATTGATTTTTAACACCTCCGAAATAGGAACTGTCTTAAGTTCACCCCAATAAAAACAATCTTTAAAATAAGGATCTTCAGTATAACTATAAACTACATTTGCAGGGTCTACATACTCTACACGAATACCATCTCCTTGCTGAAACATGTGTTTAGTAATACCTATACCTATAGTAGTTAAATCATAATCTACTCTTTTACGAATATCAGAATAATGATTTTCTTCCAGCATAGTGTTAATAGCAATTTCATTAGCAATTTCTATCCCTGGTTTATAATTTAATTGCATGTACAACTCCATTTCAGCATCACTTTGAGGAAGTGTTTTGGGGTCTACTTGAAAAACATTCATTTGAAAATCTTTTTCAACTTGATGAAATAAATCTTGAGCAGCCACATTTACCTCAATCATCTTTTGAAATTCATTTCTTTTTTCTGCAGACATAGCATCTTGTGCCTGGCAATTTACTTTAAATAATCTATCCGCCATTCCATTTACTACTATATCAACAAACTTAGGTATAACAGGAATAGGCGACCAGTCTAAGTTAAGGTAAGATAAATCTCCATCTACCGCTAATTCGTTTTTATATTTTGCAACTGATTGCTCTCCTCTCGCATACAGTCTTAGTCGGTTAAAATCTGCCCACTGATTGTAGAATCTACAATTCATGCCATCCTTTCTAAACCATTCGTATTGTATTGCTTGACCTACCTGTAACCCAAAAGTTTTTTTCTTTTTATCTGCATCGGACACAAATTGATCTGGGAAGGCAGCTGATTGGATATTTATAGTGACTGCTTTCATGTAATTATTTTACTTAATGTATTCTTATTATTATATCTTGCAAAGTTAATACTTATTTTTGATTTTTCTTTAGATGGAGTATATAAGTGTTTTTGGTTAGCCATGATAGCTAATCCTGAACTAATAGCTGCATCAAACTTAGTTCTATTGTTAATATCAAACTTAGCCCAGTCTTCTAAAGTTCTTTGAAAATACATCCTTCCCATATCATCTTGATCTCTATAATCCCCTAATAAATCAATACCAACATGCTTTTCAATATAAGATTCTATTGCTGAAGCATGAGATTGTTTTACGTCTTCAGAAGTGTTAGGTATTCCTCCTAATTCTTTTTCTGTTTTAGATAATTTGTTATAGGTTTTGTCAGGACGATTTAAACAATATCCTCTATATCCTCTATTTTTAAAGTGATACAATAAGCGAGGTTTATTGTTTTCACAAAGTATAGGCATCCCATAAAAAACACAAGCCATTAATACTTCTTCAAAAAATATTTCCGCAGTCTGTGGGCGTGCTATATATTCTAAAAAAAACTCATTACTTGGCGCACTATCCATATTAAATTTAGTCAGACCATGCAATGCTCCGTTAGAACCCTTCCCTACAACTACGCCAGATATATCATAAGAATCACAACCAAAAGAACCTAAGTGTTCATTCCCTGGTTTTTTCATACCTCTGGCTGTTATAACTTTATTCATCAAACCCTTCCCTGGTGTCCAGGTTACTAAAAATCTTCCATTTTTATTAGGGGACCATATTACTTCAGTATCTTTAACTCCATCTTTCCACTGAAAAGATCCTCTTGTTGTATGGTGATCCATTATTAAAGAGTCATTATAATCTACTTGTTGATATATTTTAGTTAAGTTAAATAAAGATTGTTTGCTTTCATCTCTAAACGCATGAGACTCTGTTCTTGGAAATTGTCTGTAAAATTCATTTAAAGCGTCAGGATCTTGCGTCAAAGAACTAACTTCATTTTCCCAATAATCTATTGCTCCTATATTAATATCTTCACCATCTATACCTACAATAGGTTTGGCGGGAGTTTTAAAAACAGGCATTCCATATCTGTCTATATATCCCTCAAAGTTCCATTCCATAGGTATAAATAAACAATATAGGCCGCTTTTTGTTTGGCCATTTGCGTTTCTTTTAGAAGGAAAAGAATCCTCATAAAGTGATTTAAAATTTCTTCCCCCCTTATCTAAAGCGTTCGAAGTTGATCCCATCATACACTTTCCAATAACCTTGCTACCTAAACGTAAACAAGTTTTTGTTACCCTCCAGTTATTTAAAATGTTATCAGGTTTTTCCCATTTACCACTTTCATCATGAAGTAGTAATTGTAATTTTTCACCATCATAACTGTTATCTCCTGTGTTTTTCCAGTCAATAGTGGTGTCTAATCCTTCAAGTTCTTCATCAGCTAAATGGTACATATTTTTTTTTGTAATCTTAGAAGCCGGTACTCTATATGCTAATTCTGTTTTAGGTTTATCCATACCATCTTGAATAGGCTTAAAAAAGAATGGGTAATTATTAGAGATAGGAACAACTTTATCAGTAAACATTTTTTTAGCATCAGACCCACTTTTAGATAATATTCCTATCCTTGAGTCTTTAGTAATAGTAGCCTGGTTAACACCTTCACATGAACTCATAAATGAAAATCCTGAACGCCTTATTTTTAAATAACACATTCCAAAGCTTCTTTTATCAGCTTTAGAAGCTTCCCAGAATATATAGAAAATTCTATTAGCTTCTCTAAAATCAGGATTACCTACATCAATTTTTGTCCACTGCAAATACATATAATGAGTGCCTGTGATATAGGTAGGGACTCCATTATTCATAAACCAAAAGCCCTGCTCTCTTCTGTCAAACTCTTTTTCTATATAATCTACCCATTGAGACTTAAAGTTGTCAGGAGTTTCATGCCACTGAAATATAGATTTTATTCTATTTAACTCTTTAGATAAGGGTACAGCCTCCCAGTATTGATCTTTTTTTTCTTCTGATCTTTTAAAAACTTTTGTAGGGACTTTAGGCATTCCTATTTTTAATCCATTTATATCTATAACGCTACCTATTTGACCGTCTTTAGATATAACCACTATATCATATTTCTCATTATAACCGTACGCCCAAGACCTCCCTCTGTTTTTATTAGATAAAACAGATTTAGGAATAACTCCTTTTAATTCTTTATATAATTTATTTTGATCTTGACTCTGCAAATCCTTTTAATGTATTAGTTTTTTTGTCAGCTACAGTTCCTTCTAATAATGCTCTTTCTTCTTCTATACGTTTTAATATTTCAAATGCATCCATAATACAAAGTTTTTTTGTAGCTGCTGCATTTTTTAATCTGTCTGCGGCTAAAGGGTCTTCTGCTTCATACTTTATAATATCTTCTTTAGCTACTTTAATTAATTGTTTGACTGCTTTTTCTCCAGCCTTTATTATTTCTAACTTAATTTCTTTAGTGTCCATTACTTAAATTTATAAAACATAACATATACCTCTCTCCCTTCCTTCCATGACTTATTAGGATATTTGCTGTGAAAATAATTAGCAGGATATGATACCAATCTGTTTTGCTCATAACCCGCTACAGAAACTAATCTCCACATATCTAACTCTTCAGAGTCGACCTCTATTAATTTATTGTATTCTTCATCTGTTATATGATCAGGAAGGTTTTTCCCGTAAACCTCATGTTCCCAAAAAGCTGTTCCATGAAGACTCTCTACTTTTCTATTAGACATATAAAGAACAGCAGCTCTATCAGGCTTTTTACCATCTATGTTTAAGTCTGAATGTATACGCCATTTATTATCAAGATCTTCATTTGAAACTCTAAAAAAACTTAGTATATTTTCTAAAGGCCTTCCTTCTATCATTCCTAATTTTCTTAAAACATAATCATCAAAAGATGTAGGAGATTCTTGAATGTAAAAATTTTTATCTCCTGCTGTGTGCTTTATAAACTCTCCTTTTTTTAAATATTTTTCAGCTATTTTAAATAAATCTTTATCTATAAAATTATCTATAATATGTATCATAATGTCATAGTTATATTGTCTGTAAACATTCGGTACAATTTTTCTCCCTCAATATTAAAAGGATAATCGCTGTCAGGAGTGTAAGATATTTTATCCCCTTCTTGTACTCCTAAATCTAACAATTCTTGATTAATATATTTTACAATACCAAACAAAGGCTCTTCACTTCCTCCTTTAAAAATATACGAATCTTCTAATTCAATAGGTTTTATAAAACAATATTTACCCCAAGCTTTCCATTTGTCTTTATTTTTATACATAAAAAATTGATCATAATCTACTAAAAACAAATTATCTTTTAAATGACTTCTGCCGCTTTTTCTACGACCCTGCATGTCATTATAAAATTTAAAAACATTATGATGAACTAATAAGGTGTCTCCTTTTTTAACAGCTCCGTTATAACCTATAGGAGTTTCTATTACTGTTGCAAAACGATTAGAAGCTGTGTGATCTTCCTCAGAAACACTGGTAATAAATTTTACTCCAGATATTTCTTTAAGGTTATCGTATCGCCTATCATTGACAGGGGTTACAATAAAAGAGTCGGGAGACCTCACTAAAAGTTTATGTTATATTCTAATGATATAGGAAGGGTGCTAAGAAATTCTTTCCACATATATATCTCATCACCTCTTTGAATCCATATTTTATAAGAAAGACTGTCTCCTTGAATAAGATGTATTTTATGAGAACCCCCTAATACTTCCTGACCTACTATATAATGCATAGCTCCAGACTTATAGTCTGAGCCGATTGATATTTTTCTGATGTCCATTTCATTTTATTTTATTTAATTTAAAGTGTTGAGGTCTGATATTTCATAGTTAAATCAAAAAACATATCAGCGCTATGTTGAGTTTGTCCGCTGCCAAGAGGGTCAAACCTATAAGTTAATAAAAGCCCTTCGCCCGCATCAAGTTTTCTTACCTGACCACCATTCCACACCATATCTTGACAATCTATAGCGCCATCATCATTAATAGGAAGAGGACCTCCACTAACGGTAAAAGTAAAGGTTCCTACTAACGAAGCATTTGTATTTGTGCAATAATTTGTTACATGCCATAATTCAAAAATATGGGCTATTGCAGCTGAAGAAGCTGCCCCATTACTGTGATAAGTAACAAATCCTGAAGCTGCGGAAATACAATTTTCTTCTGTTCCTGCTATTGAATACTGTAGGGATGGCTGTTGAAGTATCTGACCAGAACCGTATTGCAATGCAGTCCATGTAGTTGCGGCTGTTGCTGGTGATGAATTAGTAGGTTGCCAAAAACGAGTCATATTAATATTATTAAGACCGGTTCCTCCAGTTTCAGGACTTCTGGCAACCCAATATTGACCGGGCATATACTTTTGCTCTGCTACAGAAAATCTATCTCTTACCATTGAGGTTGCTGCAGTTGTTTGCCAAGTCCCATCGGCTGCCAACATGTGGGCTCTTTCTTGTCCAGCTGTTACAGCAGCAGAATTTGGAACATTCCCAACATTAACTCCTCCGGCAAATACATTAGGGGTAAGAAAAGCTGTAGTACCAACAACATTTGCTTCTAAAGAATCATTTAACCCTGTAGATGTTCCTGTTGCTGAAATTTGTACGTCTGTAATTCCTCCTCCTGTACCATTACTTATATTGGTAATTTGACCTTGAGCATTTACAGTAACATTAGAATTAGTATAAGAACCAGCTGTTACCCCAGTTGGAACTATTAATCCTGTTATTATATTATTTGTTCCAATAGGTGTTACAGAAAAAGTTAATCCTCCGGAAGCATTTGTTCCTTGAATACCAACGAGATCTCCGTTATCTACAGTAGCTGTAGATCCAGTATTACCTGCTAATGTAAAACTTGTTAATGTTCCTACTGGAGCGCTCCAGTTTCCTGATCCGTCTAAATATAAGGTAGCTGTTCCTCCTGAACCTGTAGGAACATAACCTACATTAGTGCCTCCGTCATATTGATGAGGAGTCCATGTTATAGCGCCTGTTGTTGCGTTTTGTGAAATAGGCGCTCCTGTAGAAT